TGAGAAGACACTTCGCCCAACACTTCTTCAAACCAAAACATCGGTGTATTAGAAGGCGATTTGTAATAAGCGTGTAATAGCTCGTGACCTAACTGGTAAATAACTTGAGCATTTTCATTGATTTCTTGCGAGTGCAAGAAAATCAAATGGTCTTCTGGAAAAGATACTGGGCAGTCGATAAATGGAGCGAAGATAATCGCTATGTTTTCGTCTTTGAGATTAGTGAAAATGTCTTGCGTAACACTTGCTAGATGGTCAAATATAGCTGAGTACATAGCAGAGTTAAATGGCTCTGGCAGTGGGCAGACAGATTGATAAAACATCTTCCAGTTTGTCGCAGGAACAAAATACTTTTTCATAACAGTTCTCCAATCGTTTTTATTTTAATTATAGCATATTTACTAACTAACTAGAAAGGAGAAGGACATGAAAGAAATCATTGAAAAACATTTTGAAAATATGGTTGATGAGATTTTGCTTTCGTCAGAAACCTATGAAGAAGCTATTTCAAGCTTGAAAAAGATTTCGGTCCTAGGCATTCATCAGCCAGGCGGTCTTATCAAAAGTTTAGAAATCGCAATCAAGCGTAGGGCTTGTTTGCAAAAAACACCTAATCACAAGGATTAGGTGTGGTAGCATTACACATTCAATCGAATGTGTGCAATTTGTTCGATGTTCACTAAGTGTCTGTAGTCTGTTTTTAACTCTACCAAATCAATGATGTTCTCTTGGTCGGAGTAGGTTTCATAGATTTGGAAGAATGTTATTTTATCGCCATTTGTGAAAGAAATGGTAATAGTATCTACTTCATCTTTTAGTGAATCGATAATAAATTGTTTCATGACTTGACCTCCTTTCCTTATTGATATGTTGATTATATCACGGGAAGGGAGAAACGAACCGAACTAGAAAGGAGGAGGGGAGCATGGGAATTAAGTCAATGACTGTAACTGTCAAAGTTACAAACATCGATAAATTTATTGAGTTAAGCAGTAAATTCAGTAAAAAAGCCCGCGAGCTTGAAGAACTAGCTCACGAGCTAAAAACGTTCGATTTTGAAGGCGAAGTTGTATCAACTGATAGCAACTAGTTCAAAAGTAGCATCGTTAGAGAATAGATAAATAGGATATTCTTCTTTTGTTGCAAAATTGAAGAAACTATAACCGAAATTATCTCGTTTAATCTCTGGATTTTTATTGGTAAGAGTTTCAAGGTTGACTTCTGTCAAAAGTTTAAAAATTTGAATCCGAGCTTGTTCGGGATTGGATACTCTCTGTAAGGCTCTCAGATGTTCTTCAGTTGGGAATGCATTTACTAATTCTTGTCTGTCATCAAGGTAAGTCCTAACATCGTCAAGGTAGCCAAATTTTAGTTTGTAATCAACGAACGAGCGATGGTCAAATTCTTGATATGTATCAAAGGTAACACGCTCACCTTGATATTGATAGACAAGAGTGTCATCTTGAAGCTCTTCTTCGAAGGGAGTGATACCAATCAAAAATTTATGGCAAGCTTCAACGATGCGAATTTGGTTAAGGTTAAGGTGCATAAAATTCTCCTTTTTATTTTTCATTATGCAGGAGAATTTAATATATATAATCGGTCTAAAGGAGTATTTTATGAACGAAGGTTTTGTAGTCGACATTGCCGATAGGTTATTAGAGAAATCTACAACTTACGGCGAAGCTATAAAAATTTGTCAACAAGTAGAACATGAGATTAAGTTGAGAGCTTATGAACAAAAAATAGAGGAACGCAGATATGAAAATAGCTGAAAAAGTAGTCCGCATCGAATCGGACGCGTATGAGTATGTTGTAGATTTTGCTAATGAGCATGATTTGAAAATCGGTGAGGCGGTGAGCATCTTAATTCGCTACTGTGCTTCTAAAGATTTGATAGTCAAGCAGGCTCATGTTGAGGTTGTGGAAGTGCAGAATGTGGTGGAAGAAGATGACTAGCAAACTAATTGCCAACTGGCAAAAGAAAAACTACCAGCTCAGTCAACTGATAGTTGATAGCCTTGAAGGGCTAGATGTGTGGGAGACTGTGTTGGCATTAGGAAAAATCAGAAAGGAAGCGGCATGACAGTATCTAGGGAAATGAATGACTTGGAAATCAAAGTTCTCAATGCTATCAAGAATAATGCTAGTTACGACTTGCCAATCCAAGCAAGTGAACTACGGCTAATATTCAGCATTTCAAAGCGTAGCTTGGAAGAAGTGATTGAAAGCTTGCGGGTTAATTTTAATCACCCGATTGTAGCAAAGAAGACTAAGCCAAATGGATATTACCTGCCGAAGTCAGAACAGGAAAGATTAGACGGATTGGCTCCGTATAGGCGACAGATTGAAACAGAGAAGAAAAACCTAGCAGCAATCTTGTCGGTTAACTTGGAAACCTACTGGAATACAACACAAAAAGCCTGACGGCAATCAGGCTCAAATATAAACATACAAGAGGATTATACCATGGACAGCAGATTATTACAAATGGTTGATGAATTTGAATCAGCCCTAATGGACAGAGCGTTGAAGGTCATGCACGTTGTTACGGATGAAAAGAGACGATATCCAATGGAGCTTAACAAGTCACAATGTGCTGAAATGTTGCTTGGAACAAAGGATACAGGGAGTTTTGATGCACGATTTAATTGTCACAAAGATTTCCCGCGTATACCAAATGCTCGTGAGAAGTACCCTCGTGATGCAGTGATTGAATGGTACCACAATAATTGGCAGAGGACAGTGATATGACAGAAGAATTGATGTTAACAGCAGAACAAGGTTTGGCATTTATTGCTATTTTTACCCCAATCTTAATCTGGCTAATCCGTAAGCCAGTCGAGATAGAAATTGAGGTCAAAGAACCAATTGTGGAAGTAAAGCAACCAGAGCGGAATTTGAGATACTTGCAAATTCGGACATATTACGGAGGATAGAATGAAATTTTGGGACATGATGAAAAAGTTTTTGAGTGTTGAGGAAGATGACTACATTCCTCAAAGCCAACATGAGCTGGAACGTGAATTGGCCAACGCTAGGCACACAGCCAAGGAATACAAGAAACTGGCTTTACTGAAAAATCAGGAATGTGTTGGTCAGGCAAGGCTGATTGATGAGCTACGCAGACGGATTGACTTCTTGGAGAATGTCAACAAGTGCCAGGCTGAACTATTGGCAGAGCGTGAGGTCTAGCTATGGTTTGGATTGTGGCAAAGAAAACCAAGACTAAGCGTGGTTATAGATTTTACCAAAAACGGTCGTTTGATACTTGGCAGAAGGCTAGAATTTATCAGCAGGACTTGTTTAATAAAGGTGTAAATGCTGAGATGTGGGAGGAGAATGGAGGTATAGAGATTGGCAAATGCAAATAAGCGTTACTATTGGATTCAACTCGCACAGGATTTCTTCAAATCCAAGGAAATGAAGTTGCTTCGAAAAATAGCAGGAGGGGACACTCACACGATTATCTATCTTAAGATGATGCTGTTGAGCCTGGAAGATAACGGGATTCTATTTTTTGACGGGGTCGCTGATAACTTGGCTGAAGAAATTGCGCTGGTAATTGACGAAGATGTGGAAAATGTAAAAATTACCCTTGTTTTTTTACAGTCCAAAAAACTGTTGTCAAAAATATCGGATAGGGAGTATTTTTTGGAGCAAGTCCCAGAGATGGTAGGTAGCGAAACTGCAAGTGCCCGTAGGGTTCGCAAGCATCGTGAGAACCAAAAAGTGTTACAAAGTAACAGCGATGAAACAAATGGTAACGGAGAGAAAGAGAAAGAACAAGAGAAAGATATAGATATAGATATAAACTTATCTAGTAGTAGTTGTATAAATAATAGCGATTATTCAATCAAGCAATTATTCAAAGATTTCGAAGCTGGCTTTGGAAGATTATTAAGTCCATTTGAAACTGAGGATATCCAGAAATTTGCTACTGAAGAAGGGCTTAGCCCTGAATTAATAAGGGAAGCTCTTAAAGAAGGGGTATTTCGCAATAAACCTGTATGGAATTATATCAAAGCGATTTTACGAAATTGGAAGAATGATAAGTTACTGACAGTAGAACTCGTTCGAGCTAGGCAACAAGAACAGGAACTGCCTAAGAATGTTGATGTTTCGCCTGAATTTTTGGAGGCTATGAACTTATGGAAGGATTAGACAAGGTAAAACGGGTCATTCTGAAACACGGTCTTAAGCAAGACAATCCTTTTGTCCGTGATGTGAGGCATTCGACAACTGGTTTGGAAATTTTCTATGGCAATGAGCGTCAGGCCTTTCGGTACGCAAATTGGCAGGTTGGTGTCGTAATGACAAAGCAGTTGTATCTGCATGGGAATTTTAAAATTATAGAGGTGGAGGACTAATGGACGGTTTTTTGAAGTTAGACAAGATGATGGATTGGCAGGTAGCGAATTATCCGCTACGTATGTCTGAAAAGGCTCGCTTGATGGCTTTGCCTGGTGATGATTTTGTAGCCGAACTGGATCGTATGGCTGAGGAATATCATCGGACGAGGTATGGGGGTAGTTGATGGCTCATGACGAAGAAATCGAAATCGGGCAGGAGATGCCAGAGTGGTTGAAAGGACGGAAAGAATGAAATTTCTTGACCTATTTGCTGGCATTGGTGGTTTCCGTCTCGGAATGGAACGTGCCGGTCACGAATGTGTCGGTTTTTGCGAGATAGACCAATTCGCCAGAAAGAGTTACAAAGCAATCCATAATACGGAAGGAGAATTTGAATTCCATGACATTACAAGAGTCACAGATGAGTCTGTTCGAGGAATCGGACGTGTGGACGTTATCTGTGGAGGATTTCCGTGCCAGGCTTTCAGCATTGCTGGAAAGCGAGCAGGATTTGAGGATACTAGAGGGACTTTATTCTTTGAGATTGCTAGGTTCGCATCTATTCTCAGACCTAAATATCTATTCCTTGAAAACGTCACAGGACTCCTCAACCACGACAACGGAAATACATTCGAGACCATCCTCGGAGCATTGGATGAACTGGGGTATGATGCGGAATGGCAAGTGTTCAACAGCAAGAATTTTGGAGTCCCCAAAAACCGAGAGCGGGTGTTTATTATCGGACATCTTAGAGGAGCAGGTGGACGAGCGATATTTCCTTTCGGAGGAGGCGACAAGGAAATTGGTAGCCTACAAGGACAATCAACAAATACCATTACCGCCAGGTACGGAGAAGCACAAGGGAGCGGGTCGTACATTATTGAGGGTCAACAGCCGAAAATCATCCAACGAGGCCACGGCTACAATCAGGGTGGCGAGCATGATATCACCCCGACATTGACCAGCAACAGCTGGCAGGAGAATAATCATGTTAAGGTTTATGATTTTTACAACCGAAAAACCAAAGACGAGGTTGGCACACTCACTGCCAGTGGCCATCAGGGGAATACCAAAGCAGGGACATTCGGCATATTAGATGGTATCCGCATCCGCAAACTGACACCTCGCGAGTGTTGGAGGTTGCAAGGTTTTCCAGATTGGGCGTTTGATAGAGCCCAGGCAGTAAACAGTAATAGTCAACTATACAAGCAAGCTGGCAACTCAGTCACGGTTAATGTGATTGAGGCGATAGCGAGGAGATTGGAGAGGTAAGATGAATCATCTTGAATACATCGAATATCTTTGTAAGCAGTATCGAAACGAAGGTCTGCCGT